CACGGCATTTTAAGCACAACGTGCGTCGTACAAAAGCCCCAAATATGCGTATGAACCCTATGCGTGGTGGTTGGAGGCTGTAATTGCCATGCTATCACCCGATAGCGGCATATCAAACAGTTGATGGGCAGGTTGTTTTTAGCGAAAGGCGATATTTCGACATTAGTCGATCTTTATCATTGCCTTGCGGTCAATGTGTTGGGTGTCGGTTAGAGCGTAGCCGTCAATGGGCTATGCGATGTTTACATGAAGCTAAGCTTCATGAGAAGAATTGTTTTATTACGTTAACGTATAACGACGAATCTTTACCAAAAGATCGATCGTTGCATTATCGCGATTTTCAATTATTCATGAAAAGGTTACGAAAGAAATATGGCGCTAACATTAGATTTTACATGTGCGGAGAATATGGTGAAAAGTTTGATAGACCTCATTTCCATGCCTGTATATTCGGATTTGATTTTCCAGATCGCAAGTACTGGAAACAAACAGGAAGTGGAAGTAAGCTTTATAGATCCCAAGAACTTGAAAAGTTATGGGAGTATGGTTTTTCGTCTATCGGAGATGTAAATTTTGAATCAGCTGCTTATGTTGCCAGATATATTATGAAAAAGGTAACTGGTCAAGGAAAGCATGATCAACATTATAAATTTACTGATTTAGAGACCGGTGAAGTATTAGAGAAGAAGTCCGAGTTTAATAAAATGTCATTGAAGCCTGGTATAGGTTATGAATGGTTTAAGAAATATAAATCGGACGTTTATCCACATGACTATGTGATAATAAACGGCCGAAAGGTTCGGCCACCTAAATATTACGACTTGAAGTATTCAAAAGAGTCCCCATTTGAATGGGAAGAAATTCAGTTTAAGCGAGAGCAGTTAGCTAAGGCGAATTTTGAAGATAACACGGATGATAGATTGTTAAGTAAAGAGATAATTGCTAAAGCCCGTGTAAAAATGTTAAAACGTGAGTTAATTTAGGAGTTAATATGATTTCAGTTATTGTTAGTGTAAGAGACAGTGCAGCGGAAGCGTTTGGACGTCCAATGTATTTACAGTCATTGGGTGTTGCTATTAGAAGTTTTACAGATGAAGTTAACCGTGAAGATAAGGATAATCAGTTGTTTAATCACCCAGATGATTTTGATTTATATGAATTGGGTGTTTTTGATGATTCAACTGGTAAGTATGATATTAGGGATAACCCTTGTGTTATAGTTCGCGGTAAAGATGTAAAAATTAAGTAATTCTTAAGGAGATAGTATGTTTCGTAATCGCTCGGTAGATGTTCATCAATTTGCAATGATTCCGAAGGCGGATATTCCCCGCAGTCGGTTTAAAGCACAAAAGACTCATAAGACAACTTTTGATGCGGGATATTTAATTCCTGTATATGTTGATGAAGTACTGCCTGGCGATACGTTTAATTTAAAGATGACTGCGTTTGCCCGTTTGGCAACGCCTTTGTATCCAATCATGGACAACATGCATTTGGATAGTTTTTTCTTTTTTGTACCAAATCGACTGATTTGGAATAATTGGCAGAAGTTTATGGGTGAACAAGAAGACCCAGGTGATTCTATTTCATATACTGTTCCACAGATTGTAAGTCCTGCCAATGGGTTCCCAACGGGTGGTTTGTATGATTATATGGGTTTGCCTACTGTTGGACAAGTAGGTACTGGTAATACTGTTAGTGTGTGTGCGTTTTGGCCACGTGCATATAATTTAATTTATAACGAGTGGTTTAGAGATCAGAATATGCAAAATTCTGTGACTGTTCATAAAGGTAACGGTCCAGATACATATACTGATTATGCTTTGTTACGTCGTGGAAAAAGACATGATTATTTTACGAGTGCTTTGCCATGGCCACAAAAAGGTAGTCCTGTTGCATTGCCTTTAGGTACATCTGCACCAGTATTGTCTGATAACACAGATATTAGAATGGGTGTTAGTTCCGCATCGACAAACAATGTTAAATATGCCGGTGGCGCAGCGAATAAATTATTCGTGTCGCCTGATTCTACTGATGGCGCTAATATGCGTTTTGGAACTAATACTGGTTTATATGCGGATTTAAGTGCAGCGACAGCTGCCACTGTTAATCAATTACGTCAAAGTTTTCAAATTCAAAAACTTTTGGAAAGGGATGCACGTGGAGGTACACGTTATACTGAAATTATTCGCTCTCATTTTGGAGTTATTAGTCCAGACGCTCGTTTGCAGCGTCCTGAGTATCTTGGTGGCGGTTCCACTGTTGTTAATATCAATCCTATTGCCCAGACAAGTGCGACCAATCTTTCTGGAGGTTCTACAGTTCTGGGTAATCTTGCGGCTATGGGCACGTCACTCGCAAGTGGTCATGGCTTTACGCAAAGCTTTGTAGAACATGGAGTTATTATTGGTTTAGTGTCGGTACGTGCTGATCTAACATATCAGCAAGGTTTACCACGTATGTGGAGTCGTTCGACACGTTATGATTTTTATTTCCCTGCTTTTGCTACTTTAGGTGAGCAAGCAGTGTTAAATAAAGAGATTTATGCGACCGGCACTTCGACAGATGACGATGTGTTTGGTTATCAAGAGCGTTGGGCTGAGTATCGTTATAAGCCGTCGCAGATTACTGGTTTGTTTAGAAGTACTACTGCTGGTACTTTAGATGCTTGGCATTTGGCTCAGAAGTTTACGAGTTTGCCTACATTGAATAGTACGTTTATACAAGATACACCCCCAGTTTCACGTGTGGTAGCTGTGGGTGCTGCTGCCAATGGTCAGCAGTTCCTATTTGATTCGTTCTTTGACATTACTATGGCTAGACCAATGCCAATGTATAGTGTTCCTGGTTTAATAGATCATTTTTAATATGGGTCTATTTAGCGGAGTTATTGAGTCAGTTGGTAAGGCGTTAAGTGCACCAAGTGTTGTACCCGCTTTTATTGGCGGTGGTGCAAGCCTTTTGGGCGGTATATTGACTAATCAAGCACAAGCTGAGCAGGCCGCGTCTGCTCAAGCTTTTAGTGCTGCACAGTCCCAACAACAGATGGATTTTCAGGAGCGTATGAGAGCTTCTCAGTACCAAACTGCGGTTAAAGATTTGACGGCTGCTGGGCTTAATCCCATGCTAGCCTATTCCCAAGGTGGTGCTGGTACACCGTCTGGTAGTGCGGCAGTTGGTCAACAAGCTACGTTAAGAAATCCTGCAGAAGCGTTAGCGTCAAGCGCAGCGCAATTAGGTAATATTAAAGCTGATTTAGAGTTAAAGCACGCCAATACAGTTGAATCGTATGAGCGTGCAGATATGTATAGTGCAGATACAAAGTTAAAGTTATTAGAAGCTCCGAATGTATCACAAAGGTTGAAAAACCTTATTTCGGAGGAATTGTTAAATGATGCACGTAGAACTGCTACTAATGCAGAAGAAGCCGTTAGGCGTGTAGACGAGCAGATAAAGCGTTTGGGTGATTTGCCAGAAGCAAAATCAAAAGGGTCTTATTATGAGAAAGCCCCTTATAACCCATTCGCTTTAAGAGATTTATCACAAGCAGGAGCGTCAGCTGCGGGAATTGCTCGTAATGTAAGTAATATGTTTAGACCCTCTATCGGTAAGCAACCGATGCCTTACCGCGGAAGATAGTATGAAAGATAAAAAAGTTCCTTTTTTACGTACACCATATAACTATGATGTAGATAAAGTTTCTGATGAGACTGGTCTGGCGTGTTCAGACCCGAGTTTGGCTCAACAGAATTTTAAGGATGAATCGGACATTAATTTTATTGTCCGTCAATTTGGTTTGACTGGCGAGTTGCCAGGGCAAACATTAAGTCCCCAATATGGGGATTTTACAGGGGTATTAGATTATCATTCGGCAGTAAATGCCGTATTAGCTGCGCAAGATGAATTCGATCATTTGCCAGCCCAGATGCGGGCTCGTTTTGATAACGATCCCGCTAATTTAATCGATTTTCTTGGTAATGAGGAAAATCGTGAAGAAGCAATTAAGCTTGGCTTAGTTGCTGCCAAGCCCATTTCTGAGCCTTCAGAAACACCGGTCGGGGAGACGAAGTCCCCCGAAGCACAGTGACTTACTTGATGTAACTGTGCTAGGTGACACCAAAGACCACAAGGAGAAGTTATGCTACGTAGAAAACCTGTAAATAAGAAAATGTCGGCACGGCATTTTAAGCACAACGTGCGTCGTACAAAAGCCCCAAATATGCGTATGAACCCTATGCGTGGTGGTTGGAGGCTGTAATTGCCATGCTATCACCCGATAGCGGCATATCAAACAGTTGATGG